GTAATAGGTGCTTTGGTTAATGATGCGAAACGCCATGTCGAACAAAGACATGATTGGCTTAATCTGAGATCAACAGTTGATATTGCAACTGTAAATGGTACAAAGAACTATAACCTTAGTTCTGGTCAAGAGATTAAGATTATGGATGCTATCAATAATACTACTGGTATGCACCTTAAACAAGTGGGTAGAACCTATATTAATACAGTTACATATCCATCACAGAACACAGGAGAACCATTGTATTACGGATTTAATGGTAGTGATGCCTCTAATAACTTAAAAGTAGACCTCTCACCAGTTCCTACAACGGCTCATACCATCTCATTTGATATTATAAAGTATCAAGCCGACCTAGCTGAAGCCGATACAGTATTAAGTGTTCCAGAGAAACCAGTTATATTGGGTGCTTGGGCAAGGGCTATTAGTGAGAGGGGTGAAGATGGTGGTACACAGTCTAGTTTAATGGCTCAAGAAGCTAGTGAGGCTCTTAAACAAGCCATTATGTTGGATAGTGGCAATACAAGATACGAAACAGATTGGTATATTAATTAATGGCTAAACAGATTACATACCAACCCCTAAAAGATTTAGGTCTTAATGGGTTGAATACCCAGAGTAACCCTGCAACTTTAGACCACTCATGGCTAACTAAAGCAGAGAATGTAGTTTTAAGAGAATCTGGTCGTATTGCCTTTAGGAAAGGATTAAAACAAAAGGTTGCTCCTAGTGATACAGCGATAGGCTCTATGGTAGAACATAATGACCAAGGTACGAACAAGATATTCGCTAGTTATGGAACTTCCATATATACAGTAGATTTCACCTCACCTGCTACTGCTTTTCCTAGTAGTGGTGATGATGTTAAACATACAGTAGCAGATACGACAGGAGATTGGCAGTTTGTAAATTTTAATGATAGACTGCATTGCTTCCATACAGGTGTTATACCTCAGAGATACGATGGTTCTTTAGGTACTGATGCTAAATGGACAGCACACGCTACTGATCCTGCCTCAATATCAGCCTTGTTTGATCCCTCTTGTGGTATGGGATATTACGGAAGAATTTGGGCGGGTGGTGTAACAGAGGCAAATGATGTTGTTTACTACTCAAACCTGTTAGATGGAGATGATTGGACAGGTGGCGATACTGGCTTAATAGATTTAGCAAAAGTATGGGGTACTGATGAGATAGTTGCACTAGCTCCCTATTTTGGTAAATTGATTATTTTCGGCAAGAATAATATTGTTATATATGATAGCCCAACTGTTGTGGGTTCTTTAGCAGTAAATGAGGTAATTAGAGGAGTTGGATTAGTTTCGAGAGATACAGTACAGGCTATTGGTGATGATTTGGTATTCCTTTCAAATACAGGACTACGCTCTCTAGGAAGAACAACCGAGAAAGATAAACTTCCTCTAACCGATCTAAGTGTCAATATTAAAGATAGACTTATTAGGAATATAGGTCAAAGTACAAATGTTAAGAGTGTGTATGTTGAGAATGAGGGTATTTATATCCTATCTTTTGTTGCAAAGAATATTAATTATGTTTTTGACTTTAAGCACTTCACTCCTAATCAAGCACCAAGAGTAACCACATGGACTTTTGATGCTGATAGAGAGCCTGCTTCAATGATATATACAGAATTATATAGCGGTCTACTTGTAGGACAACAAGATGGAGGTATCGCTGGTTATGAGAATTATTATGATACTGATTTAGCAGGAGCATCCACTTATACAGATGCTTCCTATACATGGAGCTTTGAAACAACATGGGTAGATTTAGGAGAATCTGTAGCAGCATCTCTATTGAAGAGATTATTTATGGTGTTGGAAGGTGGCTCTGGTGCGACAATGGGTTTAAGGTGGTATAAAGACTTTAGTCCTAGTTCATCAACAATAACCTCAATACTACTGAATCCTATAACAACTGGTTCTACATCCTTATGGGGAGCATCTAGTTCTTTATATGGAGCGACAACAGCATCACATACACATGATGCTGCGGTACACCCAGCTTCATCTTTATATAAACCTGTATATGGATTGAAAGAATATAGGACACCACTTACAGGTAGTGCGAAGAATATTAAGATAGGAATAGATATAGAGAGTAATGGAAGGGATGCCTCTCTACAAACTTTAACTTTATTACATAAACAAGGGAAGATACGATGAGTGATTATACATTAGCAGTTACTTGGTCTGGAAAGGATGCCCTTTCAGACTCGGATGCAAACAAGGTAATATCTGGAGATGACTTCAATACGGAGTTCACTACAGTACAGACAGCGGTAAACTCAAAGGTAGATGCAGCCTCGCCAACTCTGACAGGAACACCAGCAGCACCAACAGCAGCAACATCTACAGATTCGACACAGATAGCCACTACTGCTTTTGTTAAGAATGTATTGGAAACTTACATATATCCAGTTGGTTCTATATATATGAATATGGCGGTTGCTACAAATCCGGGAACGCTTCTTGGATTCGGTACTTGGGAAGCTTACGCAACAGGTCAGGTTCTAGTAGGTTATGAGGCTAGTGGTACATTTGATTCACTCGATGAAAGTCTTGGTGCTGAATCAGTAAGTGGAGGTTCTGGAACTTCTGGAAGTACAGCAATAAGTATTTCTCAAATGCCATCACATAACCACATTAATGGTTCTTATGATAGGCTTCTTAAACAAGATGGTAGTTTAACAGCCGCTTCAATGGATAGTAGTGCAGGAGAACCAAATCTTGGTTCTAGTGCAGCAATATCAGCAACAGGTGGTGGGGCTGGACATACGCATACAACCCCTTCACACTCACATTCGGTATTACAACCAAGTGTAACAGTACACATGTGGAAACGCACAGCATAATAATTAGGAGATAGAGATATGGCACAAATAATAGGTTCTGGAGGTGGAACAACAAGTTCAGGAATGAAATTTAGACCACTTGAACAGGGTGTAGGTTCTGCACAACAATATCTACAACAACCACCAAAGCCACCACCACCTTGGTACACAGGTTTAGGCACACAAGTTCTTGGATTGGGTGAAAGTATGTATGCTAGTCAATTAGCAGGTGAGAATGTAGCTGCTAACCAACAAATGTGGCAGGATCAAGTATCTGCTGCTAAACCTGGAAGCACAACTGGTCTGGCGTATGGTGATGCTGTATATGATGAGGCTACCAATACTTTGCAATATGCTCCAAGTGGAGCAGCACAAGGAATGTTGACTTCTCTGTATGGACAACAAGCAGGTTTTGCCGATAAACTATCAAACTTAGACCCTTATGCTTTAGGTCAGCAAATGTATGACTTAAAAAGACCAGCTATGCAACAAGCACAGGATTATCAAACAGCTCAATTATTAGAGCGTTTAAAAGCACAAGGTATGCTTAGTTCATCTCATGGTGGACAACTACAGGGTGGATTAGCACAAGCACAATATATGGCTCATCAACAAGCTCTATCTGAAGATATACTGAACGCACAAAATATAGCTAGTGCAATATCAACACAACAACAGCAAGCTGGAGGACTAATAGATGCTATAAACACAGGGCAGTTAAATCAACTAGCACAAAACATTGATATGGGTGCTACATTAACACCACCATTATCTTTAGGAGCTGCTTATGAAAATCAAATGGACACCGAAGCTCAACAGGGTGGTTCTTTAGCTAATATATTAGGAATAGTAGGAACAGGAATAGGTGGGCCAGCTGGTGGTGCAATAGGAAGTGTGATAGGTGGACTTTTTAGTTAGGAGAATAATATGGGATTATACGACAACTTACTTGCAGATGAAAGAGCAAGAATAGCAACGGAAGCAGCGGGAATACCTGCAGGAAAAGGAACTGTATATTTAGCTGCTCAAGGTGGTGAGCGTATGGCTCAAGGTGCTCGTAGTATGTTTGGCATTGAAGAACCTGTTGTTACAGCACACAAGAAACAAGCTGCAAGACAAGAATTACTGAATAGTATCTTAGCTCAATTCACAAATATGGAAACTAGAGCAGACTACATAGGTGCTATAAATAAGTTGTATGCAAGTGGTTTTATAGAAGAAGCTAATAAGGTGGCTTCAATGCTTAAAGATATACCTAAAGATGCTGAACCAATAACATACCAAGATAATATGGGTGCTACTAGATACTTAAACTCTGGTGATACTTGGAAAGCAGGAGATTTAGTTCCTGGTGAAACCGCTATAGAACCTTCAAAAACTACTGATAAAACATACAATACAATATTAGCACTAGCATTAGCAAATCTTCAAAACGATCCCAAATATATAAAAGCATTAAAAACAGGAGATCAAGATACTGTTGATGCAATGATGCAAGCTGTTGCTGATAAATATGGAGAGATAGAAACCTATACTCAAAATGGTGTTGTCTACAACAAAAGAACTAATGAACCTATGCTTGAAGGTTCTACACCAAATTTACAAACCTTTATACAGGGTGGTGTTGTTTACGATGCTAACACACTACAACCTTTATTAGAAGGTTCAGAAGAAGATAGACCAACCTTTGTACAAGATGGCATTACATATTATAAAGATACTCAATTACCTGTACTCGCTGATTCTGAAAAGAAGAGAGAAAAACTACTACAGGGCGGTATCTGGCGATATGTAGATAATTCAGCGAAAGTATTCCCTGATGTTACTCTTGATAAAGATGTAAACCAAAAAGCAGCAGACCTTTACAATACCTGGTATGCAGTAGCAGGTAATGATGCTAGGTTTAATACAAACGAAGGTAAGGTTGAATTGGCTAAAGAATTAATTGAAAACAACCTTGCTAATTCACAACTATTTAGTGATACAGTAAAGAGTCTTGATAAAGATAGTGCTAATGCTATAGCACAAGAAAACTTAGTTGTTAAGGCTGTTGAAAGACTTAGTGAGAACTATGTTGATGCTGGTATTGGTACAATGGATCTTACTTTAAGACCACTTGAGGTGCTTATCAATGAATATATGCCTCATCTTAGAGATGCTAATGGTGATTTAATTTACAACAGAGCTGGAGATGCTTTAAGAGATACCTCTCAAGGAATACCTGGTTGGGGTTTCTTCAACGCCTATCAAAAATATGTTGGCAAATCAGAAACAGTTAAGCAGGCACAGGATTTTGCTACAAAAGCACAATTATTAATCAATACTATAATTAAACAGCGTTCTGGTTCTGCGGTATCTCAACAAGAGGCTGACAGATTAGAGAAGGAATATAAAGCAGGATTTCATAATTCAATAGGTTTTGCTAATTGGGTAAGTTCAATTCGTAGACTTGTTGAACAACACAGAATGGAAGTAACTTCTGGTTTTATGCCAGAAGTGCAATACAGATATTTTTCACAAATGGGAATATATCCAACATTACATGATCCAGATGAGCAATTAAAGTCTTTGCCGATAGGCGCTAAATGGCGAGATGAATCTGGGCAACTTTTCACAAAAAAAAGGTAGGAGATAAGTATGGGATGGAAAGATGACAATGAAAGGGTTGAAGAATCTGATATACCACAGGTAAGTCAATATTTTCCAACATATACTGCTGATGGACAAGTTATAGATGCTAATCAAGATCTTCAGATGGATGATGAAACTTTACGACTATATGAAACCATGCAATTTGATGAGGGTCGCACTCAAACTGGTCAGCTAGTAGGTAGTATAAGTGCATCTATGGCTACTATGGGCAAAACTGCAAAGGTTCTTGAAGATACTTTTAATGTAAAAGGGAAAGACCTTAAAAATCTAATACCTAAAGTCATAAGAGCGCCAGTAAGGGTAGGCTTACAAATGGTTAGTGCCTGGACAGGTGGTACTACAGGGGATTTAGCTCAAAGTGTTGTTACAGGTGATGTTAAAAAACATGGTTGGAATGTAGCTTTCGATAGTGCCTTTGATGCTGGTAATGAAGAAGCCATGTGGGAGTTGCTTGGTTTGACTGCTGTTGGTGGAGTTTTAAAGGTTGGAAAGTGGGCTGCTGGAAAACCTTATGCAAACATTCAATGGATTAAAGACCAAATTGCAGCATCAGGAGGTAAACTAACTGCCTCTCAAGTTGTTGATGGAACAATATTAGATACTGTAGAGGGTCTAGCAGAAGTTTCATGGGGTGGTCGGCATATTAGAGAAACAAGAGTCTTAAATGAAGAGGCAATTCATAAGTATGCTATGGAACTTGTAGACAATTATGTTGAACAAGGAGGTAAACATTTATCTGATTTTGAACTTGGAAAGGTTTATTCACACGCTGTAAATACAGCACTAAAACATCATAAAACAGTTGGTGGTCAGATGTTTGAACACCTAGATGAGGTTATAGCTGCTAATAAAAAATATACTAAAAAGACTTATACAAGAGTAGAGCCTGTTACAGCAGGCGATGTTTATAAAGCCAGATATGAAACAAACAGACCAAATAGAATGTTGGGTCAAAAAGTTACTACTACTCAAAAAGTTGAGATACTTCCTGTTAATACAAAGACTTTAAAAGCATGGGCAACAAGAGAACTAAAAAAGATTGAAGGAGTAAAGGGTGCAGTTAATAGTTGGAGGTATAAATATTTTCAAACCATACTTGATGATGTAGGGGATCAAATTAGCTTTAAAGCTGCTCAATCACTTAGAAGTGAATGGCTAGAAAAAGGAAGAGTTTTTGCAAATAAAACAAGTGATTCCTTTAGTATGGCAGATAAGGCTGCTACTGAACAATTAACCAAACACCTGGATAATGCAATGACAGGAGCTGCTGCCAAAATTGGTGGTGATTTCTATGAAGAATTTAGACACGCAAATAAATATTGGAAAACAGGTAAAGAAAGAATGGCTAACGAAATCATAACTGGAATTATGAATCAAAATCCAGAAAGGGTTGGCGCACAAATATTTGCTACAGGAAATGTTACTGAAATAAGAAAAGCACGACACGCATTAAAGTCTGCTGCATTTTTTACTAAAGGAACTGAAGGTGCAATAGACTTCAATAGAACTTGGAAACAGATGCAACAAGGCTATCTTAATGATCTTTTGGGTGGTGCTAGACAAACAACTACAACACAGCTTACAGAGGGTGCTGCTAAACAAGCTGGAACTGATATTGCCAGTACACAACTACGATTATCAGACTTAAAGAAACTTTTTACTGATCCTAAAGTAAATAGAACATTTGAAGCTGCATTTACAAAAGAGCAAAGAGTGGCAATAAAGAGGTTTATGACATCTATTGAGGCTGCCCAAAAACCACCCAAAGGAACAGGCTCTTTTATGGTTACAGTTACTCAAGGAGGTCTTGTCCTGGCTGCTGGAAGTGCTGGTGCTATGGCTGGAGGCGCAATGGGTGCAGCAGTTGGTGTAGGAACATTCACTTTTACTGCTGCTATGGTATCAAGAGCATTAACAGATCCTAAAGTTACCACATGGTTGGCTAAAGGTTTACACCTACAACCAGGACATAAAGAATATATTCCAACATTGATGAAACTAATGAATTATGCTGGACTTGCTCCATCTGTAGATTAAGGGGATATTAAGGCATCAGTAGAAAAGAGAATGTTACAATAAAGGATATATATGGCTAACAACACAACAACTAATGGAATGTTTGATACATCAAATATGTGGGCTTTAGATGAAGCCCTCCAAGCAGAAATTATTGATTTAAACTCCCCCCAAGTTATCCCTTTCTTTGAAAAGCAGGTGGTAAAAGATGAGGGTGTTAGAACATACGATGGATCACAAGCAGTTCAAGATGATATTAATGCTGAAATATTTAAGTCATTATTCTTTAATGCTCTTAATGAAGATATGGAAAGAAGTGGTTTATTTACAA